GTGGACCGTCAGAAAGTGCAGCACAGGCCAGCCTCGGCGGCTGGTGACCTTGAGCAGCCCCCCGTCGATGATCCCGTCAAAGGCGGCGACAATGGCAGGGCGGCGGTTAGTGGGCGAGCCGCTGTCGGCCAGCATCTTATCGGTTTCGTGGCCGCGTGGCGTTGCGGCCTCGATTGGAAGAGCCCTCATAGTTGCACCTCGGATGCCTCTAGGAGTGCGGTGACCTCTTCGACCACGATATCGTAGGTGCTACGCAGAGTCGCCTTAGTGCGGCAACCGGGAGCCCCTAGGTGGATGATCGCGTTGTGATCGGGGTCCAGCATACGCTCATCGTCGGACACCAGGTAATGAATGAGGTCATCGACGGATAGCTGCGGGTCTTCGGTGAGCTGACCTAGGATCGAGTCGGTGATTGTCGAGGCGACCTCGTGGAAGTATTCACGGGCAGCGTGAAGGGCGATGGATGCGTTGGGGGATTGTGAGTGATTCATGGGTTTACTTTAGGTGTTGTGAGTGGCTTTGCCGGGTGCCTTGCTCCATCAGACAGGAGCCCCGCCAGTTACGGTAACTAGTGCCGGGAGCTTTCGGTGCCCCCGTTACCGTTAGGTTACTGGCCTTTCAAAAGCTCCAAAAGTTCGGCATCAGAAAGCGTATCCAGAAAGGGGTCGAGTGGATCAAGTATTTCTAAGACTTCAATCAGGGTGCTATTCGGTATATCGGGCAACTCGCGCAAGATAGCCGAGGCTATGCGGTCGAGGGTAATAGTTTCCATGAGTTTCTTGTGGTTAGAGTGAGAGATGGCCTTGCCGGGTGCCGCGCTCCATCCTTGCAGGAGCCCCGCTAGCTACGATAGCTAGTGCCGGGAGCTTGACGGTGCCCCCGTTACCGTAGGTTAGCTGTGCGTCTTGGGATTGCGGCGGTAGCCTACGGCATCCGCTATGGCTATCATGGCCTCGCGTACTGCCTCCATGCCCACGCCGGAGACCTCGCGTGATAGCCTTATTCCTGCGTCATTTAGTGCCGCCTCGAATGCTGCGCTTTGTTTGCAGTAGCCCCCTCCTCCGGCGTATGCTTCGCCGTGGTGGTGGGTGTTGTCTTTGCGGTAGATTTGGACGGCGCAATAAACACGCTCGGCGTTTGCGCTTTTGCCCATGTACCAGGTGGCGCGGATTGGGACTTTGAAGCCTTCGCTCGTGCCGTCTCGGTATTCTCCCATCTGCTGATGCCGTGCCGCGTCAAATACGGTTATGGCCCTGCGTCCGATTACCTCCTTCGATGCTAGGGCTAGGGTGCTGCCGTCTGTGCTTGCTGGCGGTAGGGATACACGCTGGCGGTATCGGCGCAAGTCGTGCAGGGTTTCTCTTCCTTCCGGGGTTGACCGATAGACCTCACCTTCGGGGCCTTGAATGGACTCGATCAAGCCTCTTCTGCTCAAGGCTTCAAGCGTGGTTTTGGGCGCGTGGTAGGTTGAAAAGCACGAGTTCCAATCGTTTACGATTTTGGTTAGCGTGTCGTGTTGTGTGGGTGAGAGTTTCATAGTGTCGTTGTGGTTAGAGTGTCGTGAGAGTTGGCCTTGCCGGGTGCCGCGCTCCATCAAACAGGAGCCCCGCTAGCTACGATAGCTAGTGCCGGGAGCTTTCGGTGCCCCCGTTACCGTTAGGCTACTGGCCTTCCAAGTACAAGCTAGGCGTGATAACCACAGGCTCACCGTCAATGGTAGCGTGATACTCGCCGTCAAGCCACGAACCCGAATCAGAGTCTAGCGCGTTTTCGAGTTCACTAGACGGGCAAGCCGAATAACCTGCGCTAAATCTTCCGTCTTCGTCTAGGTTTTCTCCATCGGGCGAGTACACAGCAAACCCAAGTTTCCATTCTAGAAAACCGCACTCGGCAAGGTTAGACGCACGGTATATTTGCGGTCCCCCATAGTTGCCCCGCGCATCGCCGCCACGGTGGAGGCATACGGCAACGATTAGATCTTCGTCGCTCCAAATCCAGTCCGCGCTATCCTCGGGACCAAATACCGTAAAAGTGAAAATGGCGGAGAAATCTTGCTCGTTATTATAAACGTTGTCCCGGTGTAGCTCGACATATCCAGGGCATCCGGCGGCGGCGGGGATTTCCGGGTCGTTATCCCAATCCAAGGGAATATCTAAGTCAAGCTCGGGTCCAAGGGTTGTGGCGAGAAAGGCATCGGTGTCGATAGCTGCATCGCAAAGATACGGGGAGTGATCTGCCGGAGAAATGATAGTTTCCATGAGTGTCGTTGTGGTTAGGTGTTGTGAGAGTTGGCCTTGTCGGGTGCCTTGCCCCATCCTTGCAGGAGCCCCGCTAGCTACGATAGCTAGTGCCGGGAGCTTTCGGTGCCCCCGTTACCGTAGGTTAGATTAGAAAAGTGGGGAGGAGTAGCGCGGCGGCGAATAAAAGGGATTCGAGGGCGCGTAGGGTTAGCTGGCGGTTTCCTTTGGGGTCCATGCTAGACTTCCTCCACAATGACCGATTGTTCGATTTCTTCGATGTCTTGAAGGCCATATCCGGTGGCGGCTTCCAGGTGGTTGGAGATGTCTTGTAGTCCATCTTGGATGGCGTCTAAGAGTGCGGACGCGTCCGGTGCCGAGACGGTGAAGGTTACTTGGTGCTGCATAGTGTCCTTGTGGTTAGAGTGTCGTGAGATGGCCTTGTCGGGTGCCTTGCTCCATCAAACAGGAGCCCCGCTAGCTACGATAGCTAGTGCCGGGAGCTTGGCGGTGCCCCCGTTACCGTTAGGTTAGACTTCCTCCTTGGGGCAGATGGTTAGTTTGATCCCCCATCTGCTGCCATAGACGGTGACGCAAAAGTGGGTAGCGGTCCCCATAAAATCGGTTACCCACTTGCCGCACAAGTCGAGGATAGGACGTTCCGGAGTCCCGGCGATCTTATGCTTTCGGCCATCGGCGGGGACGGTGGACAAGGTGATTTGCCCATCGGTCATTGTGCGGTATAAAACGGTGCCTCGAGCGAATCCGGCGGATGATAGGCGGTTACCCTCGATCCAAATACGGCGGTTGCCCTTGTTTAGGCCTGATTTGAGTATATGTTGCATAGCGTTGTGGTTAGGTGTCGTGAGAATGGCAAGCTGACTCGCTTGCCTTGCCCCTATACTAACGGTCGCCCCGCGTATCCTGCGCCCCTTTTCTCGGGTTTACTTGCGGTGGCTTGGCGTTATCGCGTGTAACTCTGGGTGGCCAAGGGACTTAGGTTGCCTCGGGTTTCCGGCTCACCGAACAAAAAGCCCCGAAGAAAGCCGGGCAGGCTCTCTCGAGGCATTGTGCAAGCTGGCGAGTCTAGGACCCCCCCCCTAGGTAGCAGGTTGAACACCTGCAACCATTGGAGGTGGAGAGCCCCTTGGGCCGGGACACTAGGTCAGCTTGTGGATACGGTGTGGACCGATGGCCGACAGCGGGGCCGAGGGAAGGGCAAGGGGGGGACCGCGCGCGGCGCTCTATACGTTACCCACTCACATTTTTAGACCATTTTTCAGTCACCCAGAGTAACCAGCGGTTTCCTGGAGACAACCACGGCCTTGGGTATGCAGTTGACATTGCCAACTTGCAGTTCCCCGCCGACTTCCAGAGTCCCTGCGATGACCAGAAACTCCGAGGTCTCTTTCAGTACCCAGCCAGTGGTAGCCATCAGTGTTGGCTCAAGAGACTCAAGGTCATCTCTGGACAACCAAGCGGAGTCTACGCCCACAATGTCTAACCATTCGATCAGCACGGGGACCAGGGGAGAGTCGGAGTCATCATACTGCGGGCCTAGAGTCATCATAGGGTTACTTGAGGTTACTGGGAGTGGACTTTAGACACGGATGTAGCTCCCCCTCCCCTCACCTTAGGTCTACTTTAGGTTACCTATAGGTTGACTATAAGTATCTTAGTAGAGGGGGCTGCTGCCCCCCTTCTCTTCTCTAGTCCTTCTCTGTCCGGAGGATGACTCTTAGTAACTCTAGGGTCTTTCTTCCGTATGGTCTGCGCTTTAGGTAAGTCCTTGCTGGCTAACTCTTTACGTTAGACCTCCATTTGACCTGTCTTACCCCCGTTTACAAGGTCCCTAGGGTGCCTTTCCCTCTAAGGTGTCTAGGAGCCCGTGTAACGCACGGAAACTCTAAGTAGACTCAGAGGACCAAAGATAACTTTGAGTCTCTTAGCGGCTCTCTCAGGGGCCTCTACAGGTTCATCCAGACTGGACCTGAGTTACGGGTCTTCCCTAGGGCTCCTGCTAGGAACTTCTCCATCTCAGCGTCTATCTTAGAGTCCTTGTGGTCTTGCATCTGTCTGTCGGTGTCTCTAGCTAGTGCATCAACGTGCCATTGGACAGCCATAGCCAGCGCATCCAGTCGGTCATCGTGCCTCAGGGCTCCTCTAAGTCGCGTGACTCGGGACATCTGGTACATCAGTTGGTACTTGATGGCCTGATCCGCTGGTAGATCCTGGGTTGACTTGAAGTCTTCCTCGATGACCTTGCGTCCGATGCACAGCTTGTGGCTGTTCATGACTGGCTCTAGGACATCACAGATCCTGCGCTCCTTTTGGATGTTATGCCGGACCTCTTCAACGCGACACGGGTAGACCTTGTGGAGAACCGGGGTCAACAGGGAGGTAAACATACCGTCACCCATGTTTGACTCGACGATTACGCCGCTGACCTGCTGTCTCTTAGCGATGACTGACAGTTTCTCTAGGACCTCGGGTCCGTAGCCGCCTTTCAGGCCCCCGCACTCATGGACATACAGTTGACCTCCGTAGGACTTCACCACCGCATAGGAGGTCTCGTCCGCGCCTCTACCGGACGGGTCAATAGACAGGACAGAAGCCTGATAGGGGACCATATCCCCCAGAATCTTCAGGGGTCTGTAGTAACGGTCCCCGTTGTACCCCACGCAATGCAGGTCTCTCCAGGAGAACTCGGGGTCATTGGACCACACAAGCTTCTCTGGGCAGACCTCGGGGTCAAGGTCCATGACCAGCAGGTCGTTGATCTTCAGCGGGTAGCGGTCGGTGTCCGCAAGGGACTGGTCAAGCTGGAACTGGAGGGCGAACAACGAGCGACCATAGGACAACTCTCGTTCCGCTAGTTCCAACTCCCCGAACCGCATGGGGTCCGTGGGTTTACCTGCCTCCTCGGCTATCTCACGGATCATGGGAGCCAGAGACTCCCCGTAACCCTTGGTCTCTCGGGAGTCCGGCACTCGGCTGGGCCAAATGCGGGTGCTGTACCCACGGTCTTCCAGACACTTGTAGACCGACTCTTGGGTCTGAGGTGTCCCTAGGAAGATGATCTTGGAGTGGTCCCCCGGCTTGATGATGGCATCGTATTCCTTGATGGTCTCAGACAGTTTCTCCCGCATGTTCTGGGTCTGGCTGTTGTTCCAAGACTCAATGTCATCCGCAATCAGGTAGTCCGCTCGGGAGCCCGTCAGGGCCGACGAGAAGACACCACAGGACTTCACAGAGGGACTGTGGGATGCAGGGGCTGGCCCGACATCAAAGGACACCTTGGAGGCTCTGCCAGTCTCGCTGGGCAGCAAGTGGTTCAGGAACGGTAGCTCCCGCATCAACTGCAAGGTGAACGTAGAGAAGTCATCGGCTCGACTCTTAGATGCCGAGACCACCAGGAAGTTCAAAGAGGGATCGAGCAGTAACTTCCATACAACGAACGCTGAAGTGATGTATGACTTCCCTACACCGCGAAATGCCTGGATACAGGCTCGCCGTGGGCCGGAGTCCAAGTACCTAGCAATGTCATACTGAACGGGGGTCGGAGCGGGCAGCCCCAACCCCTGTGTCCACGCAACGTACAGGAAGTTTAGAAAGCCGTTCTCCCCCGTCAACCTGGGGTCAACCGGGGGTAACTCGGGCTTCTTAGTCGCCACTATTTACCTTTTTTCTTCTTTTTCTTTCTGGTGGGGATAGACAGTCTGCCGCCGAGACCTGCGGAAGTTTTGTTGTAGGCTTTAGTCACTTTGTACGGGACCTCTTTGATGGAAGGGGGCGGGGTTGATGCCTGACCTGTGGTTTTAGTTTTTGCCGCAGGGGTAGAAGGACCTAAAGAAAGGTTTCCGATCTTGACAGAATAGGTCGTAGGACGGTGCCCCTTACGGGACCGGGGGGGTGTGGGTGCGCCTCTTGGCATAGGAACCTCTACTGGGCTTGGGAAATGGGTGCTTCGGGGTCTTCAAATGGCATTACAACAGCCAACTGAGTCATGGGGTTTCCCTCTTGGGGAGACTGGTCGATGCCGTTGTCTTTGAGTAACTGGCGGGCAACCGAAAGCTCGGAGGCTGTTGCCTCGCCGCTCTTTACTCGGTCAAGCAGGAGTTCAATCGAGGCAACGTGGAGTTCTTGGAGTAGTGCTTCTATATCCATTACTCGATAAACCAGACCTTGAAGGTGTTAGCCCCGGTTCCTCCTGCGGCGACTACCTTGATTCTCATTAGGGGAAAAATGGGAACCTCGCTGAGAAAACCAGTAGTAGTAAGATCCTCTGCCACTGTCTGGTCGCGCCCGTGACGCGCACCTATCAGTGACCAAGGGGCCTCTTCGCTTGCGCGTCCGTATACTCTAGCCGTGATGTCTCCAGCAGCCTCCTCAACTTGGAGGATTCCCGTTTCGTCGCGGCGGCGCTGACAGGCAAAAGTTGTCTCGTAGTCACCATTGTCGGCATTGGTTTCTGAAAGTCGTAAGTTCATTTTTGGACTCCAATCCAGTTCATCAGTTGTGAAGACATCGCTCCCAGAACAGCAGCCGCACCGAGTAGCCAACTTCGGCTACCCTCAAGAGTGCGGAGACGTTTTTCTAGGCGACCTATAGATTCATCTTGGGAACGCTGGACGCTGATGAGCGCGTCTACCTTCCCTTCTAGGCGGCCCAGCGCAAGCATAAGGCCGTTGTTGTTGTTGCCGCTTACCATCGAAGGACCACCCCGCTAACTCGAATCTCCTTAGTATTCAGAGTCTTCACGCGGTACTTCATGCTGGTCCCGCTGGGTTGACCGCTGATGTCTGCGGAGCCTTCGTACAGCGTAAAGCCGCCGTTGACCGCTCCAGCAGCCAGCGTCACCGCAGTCCAAGTCGTGCCGCCATCTCGGGAGATTTCTGCGGTCAGGTCTGTGTTGACTGTCGCGCTATCGACAAACTCAGCTTGAACCGAAATCCGGCCCGTGGACGGAGCGGTAGAAGCGGTCAACCCAGAGTTGATCAGGGTCATGTCGGTCGAACTGTGATAATAATCGTTAGCAGCGTCATAAGTCTCGTTGGTACTTGTAGCACCTAGAGTGTCTGAGCTAAAAGCATCTGCCTGTCCTTCCGAAAAGTTTAGCGCAGCACCCTTTAGGTCAGCCAGTTCCAGCATCATTGCGCGGCCATCGGCAAGAGTCAGAAAGTTACCGCCAATGGCAAGGTTGGACCTTGCGTTCGATGCGCGGCTAGTAAGTTCACTAAGGTCGTTGGCAGCAACCAAGAGACCGCTGGTCATAGCGGCAGATATTCGAGTAGTCATGGTGGGGGGCCTGGGCTATGAAGTTATGTATGTGAGGTAGATCGTCAAGCTTCCAGTCAGCCGGAGCCCATCGGCACCGCTGTAACCTATAGAACTGTACATGCTCAACCTGAACCCTGAAGCCATCTGAGACCCTGGAATACTAGTCGTTAGATACTGCCAAGGCGGCTGGGAGAGGGTTGGGATACTGAAAGTTGCGAAGTAGCTCGATTCGGGAAAGAAACTTGCGGAGGACTGATTGCCAGTGATGTTAGGATAGAACTTTAGGTACGCATGCCCATTATCGTTTGAGCCGGAGAGCCCCGCCGACCCCGTGAACGGGTCACCGTCCGCGACAACAAAGACTCCAGTTACCAGAGCTATGTCAGAGGGAAGCCCAGTAACGGTCGTTAGGGTGGTAGTTGTATCTTTGGGGATTTGAAAGTTAGAGAAGGCAATAGCTCCCGAACTCCAAGTCTTTGTGCCTCCTGCAAGGTTATCAACGTACTGCTTGGTAACTGCATCTGTTGAAGCCGAGGGAGTCAGCAGGTTCTTGATCTGGTAGTTGTCCGTCCCGTCTCCCATCTGAACATGGTCGGTTGCAGTTCCCATGTCGCTAATAGGCAGGGACGCAACAGCGTTGCTCAGGTTCGGGATCTCGGTGCCCAACAGAGGACCCACAGTCAGGTCTCCCGTGCTGGCAACCCGCAAGACATAAGGAGCGGTTCCTGAGTAGACTCCGCTGTAAAAGTCGGTGCCTTTCAGTTCGCTAAAGGTGATCGAGTCCGCAGCAACAGCATCCCCGGTCACCGAGTCAGTAGCCAGTTTCGCAGCGGTCACCGCATCGTCGGCAATCCTAGAAGTTGTCACGGCTGAGTCCTGAATGTGGTTTGCCGTTACAGCGCGACTAACCGAAGAGAACGCGTTGTCCGCAAGTTTTGCTGCGGTTACTGAGTCATCAGCAAGACCGTCAGTTGTCACGGAGCCATCGCTTACTCCACCAAGCCTAGCAGACCCAAAGTTGACCACAGAGAAAGTAATACCTACGTCACCAGGTCCCGGCGTAGGAGAGAAGACGATTTGAGCGTCGCCGCCATCGTCTGTGCCCGCAATCGAGTAGTCCGTACCGGGAACTTGGAGGGCTCCTCCCATAGACACCACCAGCATCGCGGCGTTGATGTAAGTCTGCGAGCCTAGACCCGTCAGAGTGTAGGTAGCCTCGCCGTCCGCAAGAGTACCTGTGAACGTCTTAGGGTTCCCCACAACACCGTACAGCGCAAGACTATCAACATAGCTCCGCGTAACAGCCGAGGACCCATCCGTGTCGGCCAGCACGTTCTTGATGACCTTCGCGCTTCCAGAGACGGCAGCATCCCATTTGCCGTCCGTGTCCCCGTAAGACAGGTAGGAAGCGTCAGGCAGAATCTCATCGTCCTTGTCCCGCTCAAATGCCTCTTGGGCAATGTACAGGAGTTGACGCTGGGCCGCGTCCAAGTCACTTTCGGTCAGAACCGCGCCGTCCGCAAAGTCCACTAACTGAGTCGCTAGAGTCCTGGGGGTAGTGCGCCTGAGTGTTACGGTAGTCCCGGTGGGCTCTGTATCGAAAACTACGTCGCTTCCTACCACGGACCAGCCCGAACTCTGTAAAGCCGCGTCGATGTACACCGTAATGTGAGTTTCCTTCAGGTAGTTGAAAGTTACCGAGTAGGTAGTACCGCTGATTGCGTACTGGGAATAGGAGTTAGCCATAGTGTCTCTCTACTAGAGGGGGAATAGCGAGGCGCGGATAGCCTCTGGGGATGTGCCGCGATGTTGGGCGCGTTGAATGATTGCTCGGTTCTGGCGAGCCGTGCGTACT